GGCGAAACTGGTCGGGAATGTAGGATTCGAACCTACGACCCCCTGCTCCCAAAGCAGGTGCGCTACCAGACTGCGCTAATCCCCGTTATATGCTATCTATATATGCGTTCTGAATTAAAGTACACAATTATTTTTAACTACTCTACCTTTATACCATCCTTCTGGTATAATGTCAATAGCTTTTATCTTTTTATTTTCAGTTCCATTAGTGATCCACATAGTACCATACTGAGAATTCTCAGAACCTATATTTTTAGATTTTTTAAGTTTCTCTTTTGTTTCTTCTGTATGTTGTCTACCAGACCAATGCGAACCGTTTTTTGAATAGTGTTCTTTTAAGCTTTTAGATCTTTTTTCAGCGTTTACAAGATACCAATCGCCTTTTTCTTTCCACAATTTCTTTTGTGTAGATCTACCTTTATCTGCTGCTTTTCTACACAAGCTTTTAGTTTTTTCATCAAATTGAATTCTGGATTCAAAACCATTGCGAACTCCATTTGAATTAATATAGCTAAAACCACCTTGCCCGCCTACGCAAAGATTATACGTATCTTCCCGTAAACAAAACTCTTCGGTAACTAGTTCTTTCTCTTTGGCATTCATCTCTTCTTCAGTATTAAATATATGAAGAATCTCTTTGAGAAAGTTTTCTAGACCATGCTTCTTTTGGGCTCTACGGAGTATCTTACCAGATCCCATATAACCATCGTTCAGATCATCTGTCTGATGCTTACCAATGTAAATCTTACCATCAATTTTATTCGTAATCTTATAGATTGTGTAATTCATGTTTATAGTCCAAGATTTTATAAAAAAGTCTTATGTTTCCTGCTCTATTTATAAAATCTTGGACTCTATGATGCCCCGCCAGGGCTCGAACCTGGAACCTTCGGAATCAAAATCCGACGTGCTACCAATTGCACCACGGGGCAATGGTGGGTAATCTAGGGATCGAACCTAGTTGCCTTTCGGCCACGGATTTACAGTCCGCTGCGGTCGCCAATGCCGCCCATTACCCAAAAAACTGGTGGACCCCGTGGGGTTCGAACCCACGACCTACAGGTTAAAAGCCCGTTGCTCTACCTACTGAGCTAGAGGTCCGTTAATAATTCTCACGATCTCTTTGCTCGATACGATCTCACAAAGGCTTTCAATCTCTTGAATACGTCTTTTAGGAATGTCGTAATGGTCCTTATGGAACCAACAACGATTTATTCCCAGATCCTCGGCCATCTTATGCAGGTTCTCTATTGAGTAAGGAACACATACTAGATGCCGTTTTTTATCTGTAACGTACTTCATAAATTTCTCCCGGCGTTTGATAAGTTCTCCTCTGGCTCGCCGGGGATCGAACCCGGTTATCAACTCTTTGCCTGTCGTGTACTTTAACAGGGCTTAGTATCCACCGGTTCAGACCTGGAGAAAACTGGTAGACCATGTAGGATTCGAACCTACGACCTAAGGATTAAGAGTCCCGCGCTCTACCAACTGAGCTAATGGTCCATAGGAATAACTGGTTTCCACATCCACTCGGTACCTTCAGGTATGTCCATAATCTCAACATACTTTAAAAGGACATCACGAATGGTATCAGCTTTACCATAATCCTTTTCTACAAGTTTATGGTAAAGGCGCTGATAGAGTAAATGGTTAACCGTGTTGGCGGTAATATCCGCAGGGTATGATATCGGTCTGATATTAAACGCTGGAAGCGCTACACGAACAATGGGTATCTTCTTCATAAGTAACGACGACCGACATCGCCATCATATTCCGCAGGCGCACCGAGCACCCGACGATCAATATAATAACGATCATGCGAAATCTGTTCACGCAAGTAAACACCCAAAGCATCTACAGCTTCTTGCTCAGAAGCGTACACGCCAAGAAGGTAATCACCTTCGTAATCCATCTCACCCATCAAAACAAAAACTTCCATGACAATCTCCATTCCTTATATTTTTAGTATAGTATATTTTCAAAATAATGTACACACAAAAATGCACGGAACGAAAAATAATTTGGTAGGGGCAGTGGGACTCGAACCCACACTGTAGGGATTTTAAGTCCCCTGACTCTAACCAATTGGCCTATGCCCCCATGGGGTGAAGGAGGAATTTCGAAATCCCGACCTCTCGGACCACAACCGAGCGCTCTGCCTCTGAGCTACCTACACCATGGCGGAACGTCTGGGAGTCGAACCCAGTCAACCCTTTAACAGGTTGTACGCATTAGCAGTGCGCTGCATTACCGTCCTGCCCACGTTCCTTGAAACTGGTGACCCCACCGGGTGTCGATCCCGGTCCTCAGCTGTGAAAGAGCTGGATTCTAGCCAACGTAAACTATGGGGCCAAAGTGGCTGTAACGCAAGTATGGGTCATTGATCGGACAATGAAGCATTGGTTACGATTTAAACGGGACACGTACCACAAAATGGAGCGGAAGACGGGAGTCGAACCCGCGACCTTCTGCATGGCAAGCAGAAGCTCTACCTCTGAGCTACCTCCGCATTGAAATGGTGCGGACATCGAGAATCGAACTCGAGACTACTGGGTGGAAGCCAGTCACGTTACCTCTACGCCATGCCCGCAAAAAAACTGGAGGAAGCGGTGGGATTCGAACCCACGGTACCCGTGAAGGTACATCGGTTTTCAAGACCGAGGCCATAAACCACTCGACCACGCTTCCAATTAACAGACGGATATTAGTGCGGTCTGTAAGCGCACCTCCTACACGAAATTCCGGCAATATTACCTATTGGGGTGTGTAGGACACTTAATATTTGGTGCGTTTAACAGGGATCGAACCTGTGACCTCACCCTTATCAGGGGTGTGCTCTCCCAGCTGAGCTATAAACGCACATAAAGAGTTTCTAACAATTTCAAAGAGCAGTTTGGCGAGGGTGCCAGGATTCGAACCCGGACCGCAAGGTTTTGGAGACCTGCAGGCTACCGTTACAACACACCGACGCAAACTTGGCGATCTAGAAGGGACTTGAACCCTCGACCTCTCGCGTGACAGGCGAACGCTCTAACCAACTGAGCTACTAGACCATTGAACCAATATTTATACCACTTTGCTAAAAATGTACACAACTATTTTTAGTTTAAGTGACGAACCGCGTGGTCAGCTGCGTGAGTAGCAGCGAACGACGAAGGCTTGATCTTGGCATCAAGACCAAGAGATCCCTTCACCCAACCAAGTGCTTCTCTCACAGCGACACTCGACTTGTGCTTCGGATCTGGATTGATGTCAAGGTGGATCTCCATATGGCGATTACCAAGTACATCGATGATCTCGGTTGCAGTCGAGACGGCCATCTGAACCTCGGTCAGCAGACGCTGCTTTAGGTTACCGTAGTCAGGCATATCGACCGAATCGTGAAACAGCTTACAGCCGTGCTTCGAGTCCATGTGGACGATCACAACGGTGCTGTACTTCGCGTACCACTGCTTGTTCTTACGAAAACGAATCGAGTCGCAGCCGATGTAGACTGACGATTCTGGACTCGAATCTAGAATTGCTTGCTTTGCTTCTTCAATCATAGTACTTACTCAAAAATGGAGGGCCGGGTGGGATTCGAACCCACGGCTTTCAGGATTTGCAGTCCTGTGCGATGGACCACTCCGCCACCGACCCTTAATTATGGATGCTCCCAAACAGGCGTCTTGCTGATCTTCGCCATGTTCTCGGCGATCCGCTCTTCTTCTTCCTGACCCTGATAAAACCGGATCAACCCATCATACTTCAACAGCGCTGCATCTTTCGCTTCATAGAAAGTTGTATATGTCTCAAGAACCTTAAGTGTATTAGTATCAAGCCGTCTAATTACGGTCCACGTATTCATGAACGCGAAGAAGCGTGAACAGTAAGTCGCATACTCTGCGATATATCCCGACTCATCGTTACCACGAACGCGTACTTTCACACCGTAAGGAACTTTCTTAAACATCACATTCTCCATAATAAAAAAACTGGTACTCCCGGTAGGATTCGAACCTACGATCAAGCCGTTATGAGCGGCCGGCATTAGACCACTATGCTACAGGAGCGCTTGCTGGAAGGGGAATCATCACTAAAACGTGGAAAGCCAACCAACCAATGATAAACCACGTAAATGCTGTAGTCTTAGTATACGTATTCTTCTTGTAATCATTAATACCAAGAATGATATTAACAATCAAAAGAATCGTCAAAATAGCATTCATAACCATCATCATGTTCCTTGTTTTGGCGCGCCGTGCAGGACTCGAACCTGCTGCCTCAAGATTAGAAGTCTCGCGCTCTATCCAGATGAGCTAACGGCGCATTAAACTCTATGCAATACGACCGATGCGATGGAGGAGGTTTGCAACCTTAGCCAACTCATCAGAAACATTACGCTCAGATTCTTCTGACTCCACGAGCGTATCTTTATAACAAAGAAGTGCTCGCTTCAGAAGGTTCATATCAGCAGTAGCAAACGCACCACCCTTCACTTCCTTCACCATTACTTCGACTCCAACAACCAAGTGTTTGCACTATCCATCCAGTCAAGAGCTTCAACCGGAAGTGTTTCACCACGACGTTGAGCATTCAGAAGCTCGCAGTACGTAATTTCTACTGCCTTAGGATTTTCCATAGTAGGAAACGAATAGACTTCAACTTCCATGATCACCTCCGTAGTATACTATATATCACTTACTTGCTAAAAATGGCGTGAATAAAAACGCCTAAAATAATAACGAGAGCAAAAATCAAAGGAATCCAGAAAGGAGCCAAGACCCAGAGCCACGACCATGTGATATGGCCGGTCAGCTTCAGCGTGATAAAGATCAGGCCAAGGATACCAAAGATTGGAAAGTTGACAGTTACATTCTTAGAATTCGACATAGTATTAGCTCCGATGATAAACAGAGAAGTGGGTGGCGTCGGCCAGGAGACAATCCTGGTTGGCCTGATGGCGAGTACGGCGATAGGTACGATCAGAGCCGATGCAAGGCATCTCGCGGCCGACCGAGGCCTTACGCGAACCGCGGAAGCGGATCCGGATCGGAGTACCGGCTTCGCGATAGGCGGCAAGCACACGTTCGCGCATTGCGATCGGCAGCCAATAGGCAACAGCGTCATGGCCAATCGGGGCCGGAAAGAGCGACTCGATGGCATCAGTTTCGATAGTCATATTTTTCCTCACAAACAATATAATCAACCTACCACATAACGAATATATTGTACACCTCTAATTGAAAATATTTTCGTAGACGTGCCAGACAAAATCATCTACTATGACGGTCGCGAGGTGTTGCTCGTTGTCGTTATGGATCCAGTGGCCAGTACCGTAAACGTTGAACTGCCGCTGTGTGAGCGGACGATTAAGATCGTGTTCTACCCACATCTGAAGTTGCCCGTACTGCTCGGCAATGTGAACAACCTCTGCTCCCAACGGAAGAGAAATGCCGTTATAACCAACAACCAGCGGATACTTATAGATAGTTCTCATTATGATTCCTTATGATGTAAGAGCCACGCGGCTCGATCAATAACCCACTTATCAAACGGCAGATGCGTACCGGTCGCACCGGACCAGTCAGCAAAGGCTTTATCATAGAAGCCTATCGACTTCTTCTGCTTCTGTAGCTCGACTAACTCATCGGCCCACTGCTGCCACTTACCGTCATCTACTACGTTTTCATCGAGTACGTAGTAGAGATACGAGTGCACTAGCATCTGAGTACGACGTTGACGGATCTTCTCAGACAGAGTCTGGATCTCATTCACCATCGGATCGTCGTCAAGCCAAGCCTCAAGATTGGCCATCGTTAATCTCTAGCGAGATCACTTCGGTGGTATCATACTGAGCCATACCACGATACTCATCCTCAAGCAGATACTTGAGCTCGGTCATCAATGCAGTCACAGGCGTTGCATTTGGATCAGTCCATTCCTTGTGATATTCTGCAATGGCTTCGAGCGAAGGAATGCCTTCACGGAGGTCGAGATCAAATTCAATAACAGCACGAATACGCATTAGAACTTCCCTTCAATAACTTGCTTAATGGAACCATACGGCAGGTTGAAGTGCCATTCAAGGCGCTCATAACCATACCACTTAAAGTCTTCTGCCTCGCCTTCGGCGTCGGCGATGATCTCGATTGCGCGAACCTGATCGCAGCTGCAAAGCTGCATGGTTTCGCTGACACGCTCAAAGAACTTGTCAACGTTGGCAGCCTGACGAACACGATCTTCATCGAGCTGGCGCGACAGTTCTTGCGCAAGACGCTTATACTCGGCATCGAACGCATCGAGCGATTCGAACTGAGCAAGGGTGCCACGAGGACGGAAACCACAGACGTCCTTGAACAGGTCCGAGAAGAGGTCGCCATCCTTAGAGTTGGTCAGGGTGTTGATATCCGAGAGCGTAAGCATGTTAAAGTCCTATTCGCTTGTTGATATATTCATTATACACTAATCAAAAATAATGTACACAACTATTTTAGCCGTGCATCTGAATACCTTCGATGAAGGGAGAGATCTTCTTGGCAGAGTACTGCACACCGTCGATCTCGAAGAAGTGCCGACCACCGATCGGACCGACCTTTTCCCAACGAAGCTTCAGAGCTTCACCCTCACGGAATGGGCTGATGCCCCAGGTCCACTTGCGACCGGTACGCAGTTCGAAAGCACCACCAGAGAGAGTCGTGATCATGTTTGTTTCCTTCATCATCATAGGTTCACCCTACTTTGTTTTTAAAATATTGTACATACAAAAATGCGCCCAGAGAGTATCCGAGCGCATTTTTTTGATTAGTAACGATAATACTTTTTGCGATAGTATTTGGCTTCGGTCATGTCGAAGCCGGCGAAACGTTCCCAGTATTTCATTTTTCGTTCGGCGATCAACATCTCGTTACGAGCTTGAGCCCGCTCGTTGAAATCGCCGGACTTAGAGATGTGTTGGAGGACAAAATGATTGTAGGAGTGGTTGGCCCACTGCGAGTTGGGGTTCAGTTTCGAGAGAAGAGACGGATTGAAGTCGGAGTTCTTCGCGTTGCCGAGATCATAAAAAATAGCCATAGTCGCAAACCTTTCGAAGTGGAAAGGTCAGCATACCATGGCTATTAAATTTTGTACACTTATTTTTTGCGACCGATGTTGTACTTGGTCACGAGGTTCCATTCATCCTTCTCCTTGAACGGAAGGATCTTGATCTGGCTCAGAGGTGTGAGTGGATCCTCTGTTGAACCCTCCTCGGCCAGCTTTACCAAACCCCAGTCGACAAGAAGGTTTGTGATTGCATTTCTACGCCCCTTGTCTTCATCTGAGAAGTTCGAAGGCTTGCCGTCAAGAGCGAACAGCTCCTTGAAGTGCACGATGTAATACTTACCTTGCTTGTGTAGGATATGACATGACTGGTACAGAGTCTTGTCCTTACGTGATGCAACACCGATGCGGGTCAGTGTTTCACGAACCTTTAGGAAATCGTCTTCCTCTCCCAGCTTTACCTCAATTAAACTATCGACTACGTTCATTTCTAATTCCGCCCTTATCAAGTTTGTTTTTTATTGTTATCATTTGATCTGGGGAGAGTAATTTAATTGCGGCCTTCGCCTTTTGACGGTTGTAGCCGTAGTAAGACATTACCATTTCTAAATCACTATCCTTATCTTTTTTCACCCATTTGGAGAACCGTTTGCTGGGTCGTACAATATTTATTAGAAAAGAATATTGTAACTTGTTGTCAAGACCGTGGTGACAGTTCATCATGTTCGCCACGTGGATAGTGTCTTGGAAGTAGGAGAGGGACTTGTTGGTTAGAAACGCGTTGTATGTTTTCTCCGCTAGTTGGTCGTTCTCAGTTCCTCGCATCAAGTTCTTCTTGGTGGAGTTGATCGAGTTTACAAAATCAAATGGATTCATCGGTTCGTTTCCCGTTCATAATATCAGCAGCTGCATCGAGTAGGTCAGCACACGGTTCACAGATCTCTACGGTGAGAATCTGATCTGTGAACTGCAGCCTGACCTCATGAAATGTTTCGGCCTTAGGATATTTCTTACCACAGGCCGGACACTTCTTTTTCCAGATCATACGAACTCACAGTCCGCCATGATCTCGGTGAGACAGGCGGTCAGGTTGATCTCAGGATCTGCAGCGAATGCATTCTGATACTGATACTTTGCAAGATGAAGGACCAAGACCGGGATGGAGTCGGCCTTGACATAGTCCTCTGCCTTGTCAAAGAATGCACGGAAGAACTCGGTGGTATCCATGTCAGACTCGGCTACCCACTTACGCATCGCACTGAAGTTACGATCCTTCAGGTAGGCGATGAGCTTGGCAAGAGCGGTGTCCGAGAAGTTTGACAGGATACCAGAGTCGATGTTGCCGGTGGCAGAGTACTGCTGCAGTTCGTTCAGAACACGTCGCCAGTCTGGGAAGTGCTTTGTCAGAACCTGGGCAACAACAGCCTTCTCGAACGGCACATTCTCCTTCTCGAGGATGACGACCACACGCTTCATGAACTGGGTTGCGAGTGTGGCCATCTCCGACTTCGAGATCTTGAAGTTGATGACCGAACACCGTGACTGCAACGGCTCGATGATACGATCCTTGAAGTTGCAGGTCAGGATGAAACCACAGTTAGCCGAGAACTCTTCCATGAAGTTACGAAGAGCAGGTTGGGTAGACTGTGCATTCAGATAGTCAGCCTCGTCGAGGATGACATACTTACGACCACCGGAGAGTGAGATGGAGGAGGCGAAACGAGCGATGTCGTTTCGCAGTGTATCGATACCACCGTTCATAGAACCGTTGATAACGATATAGTCACAACCAAGTTCCTCACACATGGCCTTGGCAACCGTGGTCTTACCGACACCGGCCGATCCGGACAGGATGAGGTTAGGGATATTCTTCTGATCGACAAACTGTTGGAAGACAGTCTTCAGATGATTCGGAAGAATGGTGTCTTGGATAGTCTTGGGACGATACTTCTCGACCCACAAAAATTCTTCAAGCATAATATATCTCCATCACAAAACAAGATTAACCGTCGTACTTCGAATTGCTCTCCACAGCGATCCAGTATTCTACGTTCTCGCCCTTGAAGTGGCTGAGACCCTTCGACGAGATGGAGACGTCGTACTTGCCTGGAATCAGTTTGATGTTGTCCGAACGGAAGACCATACGGAAGTTTGCATCGGTCTCACCGACCTCGACGCTGAACGAGTCGTTGGTTGCACCCTTGGTGTCGACAGCCTGTAGAAGGATACGACCCTCGATGCCGGTGACGGCGATGTCAGGAAGCTGCGAGACACTCAGTGCCTTCATGACACGGCTCAGCGCATCCTCGGTCAGGGTGAAGCGAACCTCAGGATTCGGAAGCTCGATCTCCTTGTCGGGAGCAACCATGATCAGCGACGGATCGCTGAATGCATACTTAAACTTGTTGTTGCCTTCCGAGATCTCGACGTACGAATCCTTCAGGGTCAGCTCGGGCTCATTGAACAGCGAGACCGTACCAAGGAATCGGCTCAGATCGTAGATTGCAAACGTTGCATCGAATTCTTGACTGAGGAATGCACGAGCAAGAACAGACTTCGTGGGCGAGATGGTACGAACCTGATTGCCCTGCTTAATCATAATATTCTGATTAATAGTCGAGAAGTTCTTAAGGATCTGAGTAGTATTCGAGTTAAGCTTCATAATATATCTCCATGTTAAAATGACTTATCCGCAGTCATTTGCCAGTATAGCACGACTGCGGATAAGTGTACATCACTATTTTACTTCTTCTTCAATTGGCCGACGTCGGCAGTTGCTGCGGCGCCGATAGAGGCAAGATCTGCAAGCGATCCACCGAACACATACATGCCTACGTGCTGCAGTTGCATCCACGGGCAGAACCATACCTTCATGCCAGCCTTACGAGTCCACTGACAGAACATATAGTCTTCCGACAGGTAACGTTTACTGTCCGGACAGATAGGAGTATCAAAGAACGCCATGATCTCACGAGTACCATCGAAGTGTTCGGTACGAACGTGATCTGGTCTGTACATCTGCTGAGGATAAGCCTCAGCAAACTTCTCGAAGGTGTTACGACGAATCATCATGAATCCTGTACCGGCCTCGAGAACCTCGACAGGCTCACCGAGAGGAATCTCACCCTTATCACCAGCAGGATTGAAGACGTAGTCGCCTACATACTTTTCAAGGTTGTTAGGATCTTCGTCAGCGAAGCCCTTGTCAACAGCCAGCTTGATCTTTTCCCAGCTGATGCACTTCTTCGGATATGGACCGGCAATGATGTCATAGTCGTCATCCTCTGGATTCTGTGACTGAAGAGCCATCAGTGCGATCACGTCGTTGGCGTTGAAACCGATGTCCGAATCGATGAACATCATGTGAGTGTCACCCGAACGCATGAACTCGTCGGCGCAGTAGTTGCGTGCTCGAGTAATCAGTGACTCGTTGAACAGGAAGTAGAATCTTACCTGAATGCCGTAGTGGGTGCAGAGCGCAGAGAGGTCGGCGATCGAGCGGGTGAACATGCCGGCACACTGACCGCCATACATTGGAGCGGCTACGAATAACTTACGTTCGCGTAGCTTCTCGATTGGAACATTAATTTCAATACCCATAATTAATCCTTTTTGTGTTCAAGGTCGTGTACATAGAGTTGCATGATTGCATAGTGGATAACCTTCATCAGGTCTTTTCGCCATTCAGCAGGATCACCCTTACGACCATAGCGCTGAGTGTACTTCATCATGTTGCCGATATTGAAGCCGG